AGGTCTTGTAAGCCACCCATCCCAAGGCTCCGACCAGTGCCGCGATACCTGCCGTGGCGGCCACGGCACCCGTACTGATGGCACTGAGCGAGGCGGCGGCACCCGTCAGACCGCTGCCTGTCGCTACCTGTGTGGCAAAGAGCGATTGTAGGACACTTCTAGCGCCGACAGCCCCGCCTCCTGCCAGCAACGCCCGTGTCATTGCCCCGCGTCCCGCAACTCCCGCCGCCCGCATCGATGAGACGACGGCACGCTTCTGCGCGAAGGAGAGCCTGCCCATTCCCACCAGCCCCTGCACGGCCTCCATCGTCCCCGCCGCGGCGGACTGCCTGCCGATGAAGCCGACGGCGATACCGATATTGGTCAGGGCTCCTGCAACTTTGAACAACTTGGCAGCGACCACGCCGGTGAACAACATCGGCTCTATCCAATGGAAATTACGGGTTACCCATGCACCGATATGGCCAATGACCGTGAAGATGTCGAGTAACGCATTCCCGATGCTGACCAGTCCCCGTGTGAACTCGGGAGCCTTGAACTTGTCGAGCAGGGAGCGCAGCACGCTGCGAATAGTCGGTTCGAGTATTTGGTACGCCTGCATGAACCCCTCGGTCAACTGTGAGGTGACCTGCGCCCAGAGACCCTTGGTCGTATTCTGCTTGACGAGTGCCAGTTCCGAGGAGATACCCTGCGATCCCCGGTTATGGGCCGTCAGGGAACGCAGCTGGTCATAGTTGCGCACGAACATCATCGCGGCGTTGCCGCCGATCTTACCGAAAATAGCCTGCATGTCGGCCATCGAGGCACCTTTCCTGTTCAGCTCCTCGAAGATGTCGGCGATAGGCCGAAGTTTCTCGACCATGACACCCTCGATGTCACGCATTTCGGTAAACTTGACCCCCAGACGGTCGAGCACTTTCTGCGACTCCTTGGTCGGCTTGGCGAAACGTGTGGCCATGGCACGGAGAGACGTGCCGGCCAGCGTACCTTTCAGACCCATGTTACCCAACAGACCGATGGCGGCGGTCGACTCCGTGAAATCCACACCCGCCATACGCAGGTAGCCGGCAGCCATCTTATAGGATTCGGCCACCTCGATGATGTTGACATTCGAGCGTGAGATGGTCGAGGCGATGATGTCCGCCACGCTGTCCATGCTGTCGTTGTTGATGTCGTACCCGGCCATGATGTTGGTCGCCAGGTCGGCGATGTACGACACGTCGTTGTCGCCGATGATCGCGAGATTCGTGATCGGGCGGATGGACTTGTGGATGGTTGCGATGTCCATGCCCGCCATCGAGAGGTATTTCACGGCCCCGGCAATCTCCACGGCGGTAAATTTCGTGTCGATGCCGATCTTGCGGACATGCCGCGCCATCTCGTCGAAACGCTTCTCGAATGTCTTCAGGTCGGCATCCGCCACCCGCAGGATGGAGTGTGCCGACTCCATGATGTTGGAGTAGTCGATGGCTTTCGTCAGTTCCGACCGCACGAGGCTGTACCCCATGTAGGCATTGAGCATCGAGGCGAAGGGCAGGTTACGCAACGACGGAGTTTGAGAGTACTGGATACGGTTGATGGCCGCCCGGCGTTTGCTGCGGTAGAGCGTGCCGGCGGCTGTGTTTTCCCGTTGCATCAGCCGTACGGATTGCATGGCCGTGCGTTGCTCGCGCTGCCGGGCAGCCTTCTCCGCACGTTTTTGTTCTGCAAGTTCCGCCTTGTGGCGTCTCTCCTCCGCGCGACGTGCCGATGCGGCTTCCTTCCGCCGGGCGGCTTCCGCCTGACGTTGCAGGCGCTCCGCTTCACGGGCGGCATTGCGGCGTCCCCGTTCTTCTTCCAGTTGTGCCTTGCGGACACTGGCCCTGCGTTGCTGCGCCTCGTAGCGTTCCTCCTCCTGTAGCATGCGCTGGCGGTGCATCTGTTGGTCGGTATAGAGCCTCTCCATCAGTTTCTGCCGTGACTTCCCGGGCAGGACGAAGGGCTGCGGGGCGAACGGTACGGGAGCCGCGGGCATATAAACAAACGGGGAACCGGCGGTTCCTCCGGTTCCGATACCGCCCGCAGGCAATCCGCCACGGATATTCAGGGAGATTGTCGAGGCATTCTTGATATTCCCGAGCAGCGAAAGAATGTTTTGCAGGCGCCGTTCGGCCAAGTCGGTCTTGACATTAAGCTCCCGCCCCTGTGTGACCGAGATCAATGCCGAGTTGATTTTACCGATGGCCTTGGTGATGCGTTTCTGGGCGTCGGTCATCGTCGAAACGGACGAGGCGGCATTCTTCTCGATGTTCTCCTTGCGCAGTTCGGCGGCTTTCTTCTCGTAAAGACTTTTGGCGGCGGACTTGATCTTTTTGGTATCGAGCGTCTGACCGGCATTGATGGTCAGGCTGATCCCCTTGGAAAGTGTCGAGATGTCGTTCAGGAGGGCCTTGACACGCTCCAGTTTCTCCTCGCTTTTTCCTGTTTCGATGGTCAACCGGTAGTCGAAGCTGCGTTTCTTGCCGTTCTTGGTACGGAACACACGGTCGATTTCGTCCATCATGTCCTTGATGTTCGTCACCGCCGGCGTCAGCGAGGCCTTGGCCTGCACCAGCTTGCCCACGGCTTCACCGAACTTGATGATCTGCCGGGTACCCGGCGTGGCATCGACATTGATGGTATAGTTGACCTGGTAGTTCTGTTCCTGAGCCATACTTTTTATAGTGTTCCGCGATAAAAGATTAGTGCTTCCCCACGGGAGGGGATTAAAGACGACCGCCGCAAGTCATCGGGGCTTACGGCGGTTATCTGGAGTTTTTTCCGGCAGGCCGACCGGTACCGGCATACGGCTTGCAAGCATCTGCTCGTGCAGCCACAGGGCGTCTTCCGAGAGCATCGCGAACTCCTCGTCCGTAACGGTGTCGAGGTTCACGCCGGGGAAGTAGTGACGCACGTAGATCATCCGCTGGCGGATGCGCTGCCCGTCCGTGACGCGCCACCGGTCAATCAGTTTACCAGTACGCTCTGCCTCGTGGTGATGAGTTCGGAGAGCTGGCCCATCAGACCGAAAAGAAAGAGCGAGTCGTTATCCACGAGTTCCCTGTCCCCGTCGATGAAGCAGTCACGGGCCAGCGTGCGCATGGCCATGACCTCGTCCTTCTTCGACGCGGCCATGAACTTCGAGAACTGCGGAAAGGTAGGTTCGCCCATGTAGGCGACGTACACCTCCTTCTCGCCGCAATCGGTCTCGCCGAAAACCACCATCGGGTAGATTTTGCGGAGTTTCTTTTCCTCCTTCAATCTGAGAGCCTTCTCCTTGATTTCTGACTCCTGTTTCCTCGTGAGCATCTTTTCATCCATATCGATATAATTTTTTGATTCGAAAAAAGTATAGGGGGCGCTGTCCGTAAAAAGTTGGAAAAAACTAAAAGATTGTCCGGAATGAGAAATACACGAAAAATCCTTGGCGGATATGTATATTATCATTAAATTTGCACTTTATCAAAGCATAATGATAATGTGCAATATGAATGATTATATATGCGAACTCATCCGATATCTTGAGAATTTATTGGGTGAAAAGGTGATTGTCAGGGAATTGGATGAAAGTGCCGTGGCCTGTTTGCCTATATATATAACGGGTGCCTATAAGTTGTATACCCTGCAATTACTGGGGAAAGACCTTATCTTGCTGTGCAATACCGGCGAGATGCAGTTTGCCCCGGCGCAAATCAGGAAACAAAAGGAACTTGTCGAGGGCAAAACGGGAAAGACGCCCCTCTTCGCCTTTGAGACGGTCGCCTCATACAACCTGCAACGGTTGATTATCCAACGGGTGAATTATATCATCCCCGGCAAACAGCTGTTCATTCCGGACATGCTCCTTGATTTAAGACCGCTCAAAGGGTCCCCTGCAAACAACGACACCATTCCGGCAATCGCCCAGTGCATGGTGCTGTACCATCTGCAGGTCAGGTCTCTCGCGGGGAGAACCGCCCGGGAAATCGCGGAACTGTTCGGCGTGTCCTATCCCAATGTCAACCGGGCTTTCCGCTGGCTGAGAGACCGGGAATTCATCACCCTGACAGGAGACAGGACGAAGCGCGTCTCTTTCAACCATGGACGTAAGACACTGTGGAAAATCATAAAGCCGCATCTGGTGAATCCAGTTGAACGCACCGTGTTCACCGACGCGGCACTTGATGACGCGCAGCTTTCCGGAATAAGCGCGTTGTCGAGATACACCCTGATCAACGGTGAAGGAAGGGAGACCTATGCCGTTTCCAAAGAGCGGTTCAAGGAACTGGCTGTTCCGACAGACAAGGAATTCGGTGCGAATTGCATCGAGATTTGGAAATACAATCCCGGATATCTTTCAGAAAACGGTCTCGTGGACAGGATATCGTTATTCCTGATCCTGAAAGACAATGAAGACGAGAGAATACAGATAGAACTTGAATCAATGATCGATAAAATGACATGGTACACGGAATAGAGAAATTCAAGGAGTTCTTTGCCGGCTTTGAAGACAAATATGTCATCATCGGCGGAACTGCGTGTGAGGTACATGAGGTGAATTATGCACAGCGCCCCAGGGCGACAAAAGATATAGACATCATATTGATCGTCGAAGTCCTGTCGTCCGGTTTTGTCGCAAGGTTCTGGGACTTCGTGCTGGCCGCGGGATACGGGAAACGTAACATCGGTACGGGCAGTGACGCCGAACACGGACATGAGTATTACAGGTTCAAGGAACCCCTGAATGAGGATTTTCCTTATCAAGTGGAATTGTTTTCCCGCAATAAGGGCCTGATAAACTTTCCCGCGGATGCCCATATCGTGCCGATACCCGTAGATGACGACTTGTCGAGCCTGTCGGCTATCCTGATGAACGACGATTATTATCATTTCACGATCGGACACAGTTCCGTGGACAATGAAGACGGAGTACGAATTGCGAATATCGAAAGCCTGATCTGCCTGAAATGCAAGGCGTTTCTGGAAATGACCGGGAGAAAAAACAGGGGTGAACAGGTGGACGGCAAGCATATTCTCAAACATAAGAAGGATGTATTCCGCCTGGCCGCGATGCTGGCCCCTGCCGAGACCTACCGGTTACCCCGGGCATTGCGGGATGATATAGCCGGATTTATAGAATCCGTCCGGGATGAACTGCCCAACGCTGACTTCTTCAGGGCCGCGGGCCTTAAGAATATCACCGGGGAGCAGCTTGTCGGACAATTGAAAAGAAGTTTTGAATTACAATGAAAATACAATACGCATCGGACCTCCATCTCGAATTCCCGGAGAACAGCAGCTACCTGGAACACCAACCGTTGGAAGTCACCGGCAACATTCTCGTGCTGGCAGGCGACATAGGTTATATCGGCGATGACAACTATTCGAAACATCCGTTTTGGAACTGGGTTTCCGATAATTACGAACAGGCGATCGTCATTCCCGGCAATCACGAATTCTACAAGATGTTCGACATTGACAAACTGTATAACGGCTGGACATTTAAAATCCGCAACAATGTCACCTGTCATTACAATACCGTTATACCGCTGGAAAAAGATACCGAGCTGATTACAACCACCCTTTGGGCGCATATACCGTTGGGAGATGCCTTCCGGACGGAATCAGCCGTCAGCGATTTCCGCAGAATACGGTACGGAAGCAGCCCGCTGGACTTCAACAGGTTCAACGAGGAGCACTACCGTTGTTTCCGCTTCCTGGAACAGAGTGTAAAACAGAGTACAGCCGGGCATATCCTTGTGGCAACGCACCATGTCCCGTCATTCGAGTTGATGTCTCCCGAGTTCAAAGACAGTCCGCTCAATGGAGCTTTTACTGTTGAGTTGGGCAGCTTCATCGCCAACAGCCCGATCGAATACTGGATATACGGCCATTCACATAGGAACATCGACAAGATAATCGGAAACACCAGATGCGTAAGCAACCAACTGGGCTATGTCTCCGGCAACGAGCACCACTCGTTCGACAAAGGAAAATACATCGGGATTGAGCCGTAGGACAGCGGGTTAAAGTTTGACCAGCTTACCCTCGATGCCGCAGCATTCCAACACGGCGGTATTTTCTTTGTCGAACGCGATCAGGCAGGACGGAGCCCCTGCCGTACCGCCCTGCTTACCGGTTACATGATAGAAGCTCAGCCGCCCCCGGATAAAAAGTATGGAATCCGCGTTCGGGAATATCAGTTCTTGGAACAGCTTCGTGTCCGTTCTGGCAAAGGTCAACGCGACAGCGTTCTTATGCTCCACGCATCGCCTGACAAACTGCACGATGAGTGCCGTGTCATACGGCGGGTTGCAGAACACACGTCCGAACCACGGCTGTTTGAGTCCGTCGTCCTCGACAGTGTAATGATGCGCCGCTGTATTCCACGGACGGTTTACCGGAGCGCAGGGATCCAAATCAAATGGCTCCAGCCGCCTCAGGATATGTGGCGGTGTGAGCCATTCGTTTTTGCCCGTAGAGGATTTGCCCTCAAAGGTTACATTCATACGACTTAGATTGTATCCCCCGAGCCAATCTGTATATCGAAAGGATTGAGGTCGAATTCGTGGGTAATGTTTGTGTCGTCCTGTTGCGACTCGAGACAGTCTTCGGTGAAAATACAGCCTTTGAGCGTGACGGTAGTGGTCGTCCAGTCATCCGATGCCATCGGGTTGGCAAAGGAGATGATCAGGTCGAACTCCCCGATTTCGAGCAATGAGCCGTATACCGAGCGCAACAACTGCTGCGTGGCGTAGTCCATCGTGATGGAAGCCGTATAGGTGATGTTTCCGAACCCGCGCGAGACGGGTTTCCCGCCCATGCCGTAGTTGGATTCCACCTTGCGTTTCTTTGACCACTTGATGGCCGACACGCCCTCGAGCGTGGTCGATCCCTCGTCGATCCCGAGTGCCGTGGAGGCAAGGGTGATCATCGACCATGAATATGCTACATTGTTTATAATTGCCATTTCTTCGATTATTTAGCGGTTAACGACAAGCCTTCCTCGACATAAATCTTCACGGCCACGCCGACAGGCACGATGACGTAGGAGATTCGGAGCGTATCGTCCACCAGCACGTTTTGGTTGGCATCGATGGTAACCGCGTACCCGGAAATCTCCTGTGCCGCCTGCATCTTGGCGAGGATATCGCCGACGAGCGTCTTGAATGCCGTGATTTTCGACGGGGCGAGGAACCCGGTCGAAGGGTTGACCATCAACGGCGAGTTCACGTACGGCAGCAAGGCGGCACGCACGGCACGCCGGCTCTTGTTGATAGTGCGGTTACGGGCGATAGTACGGTAGTCTCCGGTGGAACAGGTCTGGTCCTTGGAGATATAAATGCCGTTTTCACGGCCGGCGTATTTGATGGGGAAGATATAGCCCTTGTCGTCCAGTTCGTCGAGCAGCGAGGGCGGGAGCGACTCGTAACGGTTCAGGCTCAGAAAATTCTCTTCTGCCTCGTCGAGGTTGATGTCCCCGAATCCCAGTTCGATTTCCTGGAAATGGTCGGTGAAGAGGTTGAACTGCTTCACCCATGCGATCGACTCGTGCACGTTGGCCCCGGCAAGAGCGCCCATCACTGCCCCGAGGAATCCCACGGGCGTATGGTTGCGGTTGCGCATCTGCATGAGCGTGACGGTCTCATGGTGTGCCTGCCCGAAGATGCAGCTGATACGGCTTGCCTCGCAGATGCACGAGGGCACGCGGTTCAGGTCTATCTGCCGCCCCTCGGTGGTATCGGTTCCCGTGTTGGAAGGGTTGGCCGAGAGGACAAGCGAGAGCGGCTGGTTCAGTTCCGCCAGTGAGACGGCCACGTCGTTGAGCCCCCTCACGAGGTTCAGGCTGTACTTCTCCGCCGCGCCGCCCGCTTTCCAGAGCGGCTGTTCGGTCCAGATGCCCATCTGGTTGATCATGCCGCCGGCCGCACGCTGCATGATCTCGACGGCTTCCCACGAGGCGGAACAGTCGGCAAACATCACGTAGAGCCTGCCCGTGCCGTTCACGCTGCCCGACATGCGGAAAAACTCCCGGATGTGGTAGGCCGGAATACCGTGCAGGAAATTCACGTTCGCCTCTTCCTCCCCGGTCGCCTCCACACGCTCGATGATACCGAAGTCGCTGACGGCGGACTTGAAAGAGGTGATGTAACACACGTCGCCCAATTTGAGTTTCGACCCGTTCGTCTTGCCGTACCCTTCGGTGAAGAGCGTCGGCTGTAACGACACGTCGAACAGAAGTCCCGTCACCTTCTCGTTGGAGGAGCCGGTATCGTACGGGATGTTGCCGTCCACGTCCTTGATGAAAACATTTCCGAGTGCCATAAGTTATGATTGGTCTTTAAGCTGGTTGTAAAAAGGATTCTCATACAGCGCTGCCCCGCCGCGGATGGACTCCGGCGTATCCGGAGAAAAAGTCCCGCCGTGGGCGTCGATATAGAGCGAGGGATAAGCCGGGAACTTTTTCAGCAGCCCGAGTGCATGGGCGTCCGGTGCCTGCGTTCCCTGATGATTCTCTTCCTCCGGTCTCTCCGGCTCTGCCGGGGGTGCTGTTTCGGACCGGTCCGGCGTTGCTCCGGGATGCCCGGGTGCCGTGCCGTCTGGTGTTCCGGTCGTACCGGCCGCTTCATTTTGCAGGGCATCATCCGTTTCGGTCCGGGGCTTCTCCTCCGTATTGATTTTCTTTGCCATGATTGTCGGATAAAATTTGGGGAGCGGGGTTTCGACTCCGCTCCCCGGGTGAGACATTCAAATCAGATGAAAGGTGGAATATCGGTTTATGCGGTTTTCTTGTAGGCCGTATGCACGACGATTTCTGCCGGGCGGACGATGTTCACGTCCATCTTCATCCTCATCTGGAAGAAGAAGAGCTCGGAATTCGCCTGCAGACGGTCGATTTTCAGGACATCCGTGTCATTGGCGTAGTCCACGCCCATCCAGAGGTTGGAGTCCATGCCCGTGGAGAACTCGCCCAGCACCATCGTATGTTCGGGAATGCCGACGATGGGGATGATGCGCTTGCCCTTGAAACGGTACTTGTTCACCTCGGTATTCTCCGAGTACTTGACCTGCTTGTCGGAAATGTACTGGTCGTACGCATCCCAGGCATCCCATCCGATGATGAAGGCCAGCGAGGTCTTCTTGCGGATCTGTTTCGGGCACTTTTTCCACATGGCGTACAGGGCCGCCTCGACCGCCGCTCCGTCCGTCAACTCGGTCGTTCCCGAGACGACGCACTGCCCGCCGGCGATGGTCTCGGCATCCGTGGCGTTCACGTTGTCGAGGATGCGCTTGATGACCCCGTCGAAATACTTCTCACGGTTGGCACCGATCTTCGTGCAGCCGGCGGGTTCCGTGATCTTGGCCACCGTCTCGCCGCCTTTTGCCGCCGTCCAGATGGCGTTTCCGATGTACTCGTTCTTCTTCTCTATCAGCAGGCGCAGCATGGTGGCCTGAATCTTCGGGTCGAGCTCGCGGAAGACGAGGTTGCCCTCCGGCTGCGCGAACTTCCAGTACTTCTCGTAGTCACGGGGATTGAATTCCACATAGATCATAAAATCCGAAGGTTCGAGGTAACGCTCGGTGAGCCGGTACTCGTTGAACCCCTCGTCGCCCTTGGCGCCGTGGATGGGCTGCGGGGTCGGCATATTGTCCTGGATGACGTTGCCCAGCTTGATGGCCGGAAGGGTGTAGCGGTGCTGGATGCCCGTCTTGATATGGATAAGGCCCTCCCGCACCGTGTCGTTACCCTGCACGGTATAGGTCAGAAGGTCTTCCAGCACCTCGCCGGAGTAACCGTTCTGAAGAAAGTTTACAGTATCTGCCATTGTCGAATGAGTTTACTTGTTTCACGAATGAATCTCAGCCGACTGGCGGACCGTTCCCCGCGCGAGGCGTGATGCCCCCGGCATGTCAGTTTATAAAAAAAATTACAAGTTTCGGGAAGTTCACGCGAGACCGGTTATCCCAGCTTGCGGAACTCGAAGTTCTTGCCCACGACTTCCGTGACCTTCTCGGCCATCAGCTGTTCGGCGGTCCTGGCCGCTTCGGCTGCCGCCTGCACGTTTCCCGTGTCGGTGGCGATGGCCTCCGATATCTTTTCCCGGACGGGAATGGAGGCCAGCGTGCTCTCGGCGAGAGCGAAATTCGAGGTGGCCATCTCCACCCACTGGGTCTTCGCTTCACGGCCGATCTTACCTTCGGTGATGGCGTTCTCCACGAGCGTCTCGATGCGTGAGGCCTGCTCCTCCTTCTCTTTTTTCTGGAAGGACGCGAGCTGTGCCGTGGCTGCCGAGAGGTCCTTCTGCAGGTTCTGTATCGCGGCTTCCTTGCCGGCGATGACCGTCTGGGCGTCGCTGAGCGATTTTTCCAACTCCTTGTACCTGGGTTCCAACGCCGCCAGTTCCGAGATGCGGGCCATGACGTCCTTGACCTCCTTATCCTTCATACCGAGTGAGGCGGCAATCGCGCCATACTCGAAACCTTGTGTCTTGTTTTCGTTTGCCATATTGTTTTCCGTTTGATTAAGAGTAGTCCCCTCTGTCTCGAAAAGTTTATTTTCAGCCGAGATCCTGCTCATCAGTTCCTGTATGGAGGCCGTGTCGGTCATGGCGGCTATCTCGTCATGTACCTTCTCGCACAGCTGCTTCGAGGTGCGGATGACGTTCTCCGCCGGGATGATTCCCGCTTTGACGGCCGCCGGGGCGTCGAAGTAGGTACCGTCCTTACCAGCCTCCCCGTTCATGATGGCACGGACGTGTTCCGCTTTCAGACCGAAACGCTTGCGGTAAATGGTCTCTATCTGTCTGGTGAAAGCCTGTACCATATCGGACACGCCATCATCCGTATCATCACCGGGTAACATGGGGTTGTGTATCATCAGTATGGCGTAGTCACGCATCAGAGAGCGTTTACCCGCCGCCCAGATAATGGAGGCCATCGACGCCGCGATACCCTCGATGACGCATTCGGTATCGACCTTCGCATTGGCGATGGTCGAATAGGTGGACATGCCGTAAAGCACGCTACCGCCCTCGGAGTTGATCAGCACGCGGATGCACGAGGGCCGGACGATGTTTTCCAGAAAGTCAAACTCGTCGTTGAAGCGGGAAGTCGTCTCTTTCGTCACGCACCCGAAAAAACGGATGACGGCCGGCTCGCCCGTTTTCACCTCGCCGACGACGTATTCAAGTGTATTAATGTCCATGAGAACTGTCTTTTGGATAAGAGTAGCGGAGGAACGCCCGAAAGGTTGAAAACAAAAAGTGGGAGGTGTCCGCCTCCCGTTCCGGGTGTTTTTGTCCTGCCGTTTTCCGGTCATTCGAACAGGCTCAGAATAAAATCCCGCCCTTGGGATGTCCAGACCGTGAACGTGCAATAGAGCGGTTCCCCCGAGGTGTCGAACCCGTTTTGGAAGGTGCGCTTGCGGGTATACCCCTTGCCGTCGTACTCCGGTGTCAGTATCCAGATATGCCCGCAACGGCGTTGTATGCCCTTTTCCTGCAGGATGCGGTTGAGTTCCGCACCCGTCATACCGAGTTCCGCGGCGATTTGTGAAATACGGTAAATCCGTTTATCGTCAGGTTTGCGGCTGCCATGCACTTTGTCATAGAACTCCACTTTGTGCATCTGGGCCTCCAACGTATCGAGCAGCCGGTCGTTCTCTTCCCGCAGGGCGATGCTTTCCGCATATCCGTCGCGCAGCTGCTCCACGACTTTCAGGACAAACCGCGGGTCTTCGGCAGCACGTGAGACTGGATCGGGGCTCACGGTCATGCCGTAGTGTAGCAGCTCCTTGATGCGGTCATTGCACCAGATAGCGAAAATAGGCGATAGCCAGCGGGCGAATTCCAGCGCCACGTCCTCGTGGAAGAACGTGCCCTGAATGCCGTTGCCGCCCCGGATGACCCGTACCAGTTCCGTTCGGGGAATCCCCCGAACGGCTGATAACGAGCGGAGAAACTCCTCCGTCTGCTTTAACCGTGTCCAGTCGCTGGGCTGCTTGCGGAACGGCTTGGCCATCTCGGAGGCATTGACCGTCACCTGCCGTTCTCCGACCTCAAAGGTCACCGGGTAGTCGTTGTAATCGAATGTCTGTAATGTCGTCTTCATCTTTTCCCGTTTGAATGTCTTTTCTGTAAGCGTAGGAGTTACCCGATAAAAAAGATTGCCGCCGGCCCCGTTTTTATGGATTTTCGTCGCCTTCGTCCCCATCCGTGTCCGGCTCATCCACCTCCACGGAGGGTCCGAACCCCGCCGCCTCGTCATACGCCGGTTCGGGATGATGTCCGTGTCCTGCCGTGTCGTGCTCCGGCGCGTCGGCATGCTGTGTGAAAGGCGGCATCACGAGGTAACGTTCCACCCAGTTCCGGTAGCGCCATGCCGATGACTCGCGGAACCATACCTCGTAGTCTATCCAGTAGGCTTGCAGCATGTTGGTCGTCTGCGGCATGTCGAAATAGGTGAGGTTACACCGCTCGCCAAGTGCAGGCTCCCGATCCTTGGCGTCCTGGATGGCGACGTTCAGGCGCTGAAAAACGATGAAGGGGTCGCACTCGTGGTCCGGATCGGAGTTGTTGAGCGTGTCGAGGATGAACCTTACACGCATGGTGGCACGCCCCTCGCCGATACGCTGCTGCTGCACGAGATAGCGGATATTGACGAAATGGATGAACACAGCGGGGAACGCCGTCTCGTACTCCGTGTTCTCACCGCGCACGATACGGGCGAACTGGCCGTTGTCAATGGCGACGGTTCTGAACAGCGGCGGCGAAAACGGGTCGTCGGGGTCCTCCCGCACGGTGAGTATGGCCCGCCGCACGGCGTGGTAGATGTTCACGAACGGATTTTCCGCGACTTCCTCCGGAGGGCTGTCCGGCACCGGCACGGGGACCGGCTGCCGTGGTGGTTCAATGGGGTGCTTGTCCTTGATCATGTCTTGGGGAATCCTTCAAATATCATGTCGATGAAATGCGAGGCGATATGGCTGTCTATCTTCGGGGAGAAACCGATGAAGGGCCGGTGTACGGGACGCCGTGACGAATACTGGTTCACGGTGTAAAGTCCGAATCCCGGATCGGTATTATGCACGGCGGCATAGTTCTTGTAACGGTCCGTCTTCCGGCCCCGTTTTCCCCGTACCGGCGTGCTCTTTTCGGTGGTATAAATCCAGTAGTAGGCACCTTTGCGGAAAATACGCGTCCGGTCGGCACGGCGTCCGACAATATCGACACGCTTGGCTTCCCCCTTCATGCTCCGGGCCAGTGTCCCCGTGTCATTCATCACCGGATGGGTGAACTTCTTGCCCCAGCGGGAAGTGCGTGGCGCCCATTTCTCCCCGCCGCAGAATCCTCCGGCGGGGAAAGATGCCCCGAACTGCTGTTTGGCATAGTCCCCGGCCACGGTCGCGAAGTTGAATACATTGTTCTCGAGACGGCTGGCCATTGCGGTTGTCCATTTTCCTTTCACCCATTGGGCGCAGAATTCATCAAGCGTTATCTTGGGCATGATTGAACTTTTCTTTTATGCGTTTTACAATCTGTTGTACATATTCAGGCAGCGGCCCGGCAAAATAGGCGTGAGCCGGCGAGAAGATCCTGCCGCCCGTGGCCAGACTCTCCCGGAAAACGGGATCCACGTACCGGCGGTACTCTCCGGCGGCGGGGAGCGCCCCGTATACCGACGCGAACCCGTCCGCGACAAGGAAGCAGCGGCACCCCCATTCGATAGGGGGAATCAGTTCCGGCGGGAACTCCGACTTACGGTAGGAAATGCCTTCGAGCGAGAGATGCCACGGCCGCACACGCTCGTCCCCCTGCGTCATGTAGGTCACGACGGTTTCGGGGCTTATGGTCAGCCACCAAGCCGCCATCGAGGCGGCAAACAGTACCTGGTCGTTCTCCCGGGCGGCGTAGATCAGGTTGTAACGCTCGCACAGGGACTCGTATGCGGCGATTTCTTCAACTTGCGGTTCTTCGGGAAGCTCTTTCAGTAGGGCGATCTCCCCGGCGGCTGCGAAGTCCACGAGGTTGTCGATGGCGGCCAGAAGTATGTCCCGCTGCCGGCGCTCCCGCTCCGTGGTGAATTCATTGTGACCGCGCAGGATGTCCAGCGCCTTGTCGAAATCTATCCGAAGACCGCTCAGGGCCCTGTCGATAAGAAACGAGCAGCGCAGCGTGATGATGTCCCCGATGATATCCCGACGTTCGGCACCGTTCTCCCAGTTGAATATCAGCCTGCGGAACGCTTCCCGAATTACTTCATACTCTTTCCGCGTATCTGTTTTTTCGTCCCTTGCCGTAAGAATACCGGGGAGCGGAAGCCGGGCCGTCACTTCGCTCCCCGCAGAAAATTTGCGACCTTCACGCCCCGCGGGTGCCCGTAGCGTTTGTAATACTCCTCGTCGGACATGATATGGCGGTCGTTGCCGCTGCCGCCGACCGGCACGCCCCCGGCGCCGTAAACACCCCCGGGTATCACGTTGAGCTGTTTTCCGACGTTGATGCCGAATTCCCTCTCGATTTCGTCCGCCTCCACCTCGTACTTGTCCGTGATGAGCTGGTATAGCTTGATGCGGTCCTCGTTGTTCATCTCGATGCGGTTCGAGTACTTGAACTCCAGACCGTCCGGGATGTATCCCATCGCCACCAGACGAGGCACGACCTCCTCGTTCATGATATTCTCGATATACCGGCGGTAGACCTCGATACGGTCGCGGAAGATGTCCTGGTGGGCTTTCGTGGAACCCACGTACGACTGCATGCCGCCGGCCATCGACTCTGAGCCCAGCACGAGGTTCGAGACCTCCCTGTTCACGAAGTCTATGAGCCCCGTGTAGATCTTCTCCGAGTTGGACATCGTGAAGGTCTTGATATCCACCTCGTCCTCGATACCCGTAACGACCACCTTGTTCTGGGCGGCGTTGGCGATTTCATTCGCCAGCCGTTTGCGGTCGGTGTTGCTCTCCGAGACAGTTTTGCCGTGAATGATGGGCTGCCCGTACGTGTGCGAGAAGTTGACGTAGTTGGCGACGGTGAATTTCTTGGCCAGGATCAGCGGCGTCGTGGCCGAGAAGAGCCCCAGGTCACCGGAGTTGATAAGGATATAATGTCTCGCGTAGGCGGCGTGACGCAAATCCCAGTGCGGCTCCCAGATGCCCTGGCGTCTGAGGACGATACGCTGGTCCGCCAGCACGTTGCGCCGCTCGATGCTGTTCACCTCGGCGAGCTTGCCCGTTTTCGGGTCGAGGCCGGGCATGACCTCCAACAGTGTGTAGCCGTAAAGCTTGGATTCCACGATACCCTTGATGATCTTGTCGAACTGGGTACCCTGGATCTTCCGGGTCTGCTCCACGTCCTTGACGTACTTCCCTTTCCCGTTCATACGGGCCAGCATGTATCGGTCGCCCAGGATCTGGCTCTCCAGGGTCTCGATGACGGCCCGGATATGCGCATCCTGCTGGAGGCAGGCGTCGTACAGGTCGATGAGTCGTGCCCGGTCATCGAGGATGCACCCGAGCGTCACGTCCCGGCGCAAGGACCGGTAACGGTTGTCACGCTCGATCTCGCGGACATACTCCTGTATGGTCTTTTTCGAGGTCCGGAAGATACTTTCCAGCAACTCGCCGTTGAATGAATGGTCGGATGTCGTCATTTGCCCATGGTTTTACCTGAAGAGTAGCGGTCTTTTCCGGGTAAAGTTTGTCCCGGAAAAAAGTATATGGAAAGGTGGGATTTTTCTGTTTGGGTGTCAGGCGGAAAGGCTACTCTAAAATATACAGATTTTACGTGTAAAAAATACCATAATCTGCTAATTATCAACGATAATAATTTAGTCTAAAACTGAAAATAAACGCCATTTTATTACTATCTTTATGGTCGGAATATATATATTTGCATTCAATTTTTAACAAATTAGCGATATGAAAAAGAGAAAATGAAAACCCTCACGGTTCCTTGCCGGCAAGTCCGGTACAAGGAATTCCCCGACCTGCTTTTCGGAACATCGCAGGACGGCGACGGACCGTACTATTTCGACGCCACGCACTTCATCCGCAGCCGGGGTGACGAGCGGCGGCACAACGTCCGAGAGTTCCGCGCAGCCTTCCACCACTGGATCGCGGCGCTCACGGAAATATACGGAATAGACACGGAAGACCTTGTCGTCCGGGATGAAGCATCGGGACACCTGTTAATTGATGAAAGTCTGGCTCTGCTGTTCGTCGTTTACATCGAACCCGCCTTCGGCGCCTACATGCTCGAACGCCTCTCGGAGATGCTGACCGACGGTCTATCTGTTTCGGACACGTGGCTGGCCAAAGCGGCCGGCCTTAGATTTACGCGCGAGGAATTAACACTAATTTTTAAGAATTATGAGACGTAGCAATTTTAAGCGGCCGAAGACGGTACTTGTCTTCAACGGGGCTCAGGTTCTCGTCGCCATCATTCGCTCGCTTCATAGCGCGGCGGATCTGACGAAAGGTAACTTACAGGCAATTTCGTTCTGCTGTACGGGCAAGTATATCTGCAGCGGCGGACTCTATTTCCGGCATCTGCACCCGGATGTCGAGATAGAGATGGACGACCTCGGCGTCTTGCAGCTGCAGGACTATGATGCGCTGTGCGGGGAGAAGCGTACCTACTATTCGGTACGGCAGATGGCGCACAAGCGCGTGTTACGCCATAGGAAGAAAAACGATAACGACGAAAAAGAGAAATGATCATGAAAGAAAACAGAAAAGTTCCGTTCCGTGACACGGCCATACGCGTGTTACGGAACCATGACGGGATGCTGTACATATCGGCGGATGACGTGTGCGGCATACTCAAGCGTGAAGAGATGCTTAAAAAGGGCGACATCGCCCGGATATGTCCGTCCGCCATCCGTATGCCGCTGCGCAAGGGCGGTCATGAGCTGTGGACGTTCCGCCCCTCGGACATGAGGCGGCTCCTGCAGTCCGTCCGCAAGGAGAGTATTTTACCCCGTGACCTGTTCGACGACCTGGAAGCGTGGGGCAACCGGCTGTTCGAGCTGGAGGCCGGCAACCTGCACCCGCAACGGCAGGCGGACACCGTCTGTCACTTCGCGGAGGATTTCCCGGTGACATTCCGGCAGGCCGGCGACAAGCTGATGGTCAACGCCACGCAGATCACGATGCGTTACGGGAAGATTCCTTCCGAATGGCTCCGCATCGCGGCCACCGACCACCTGCGGCGCGAGCTGGCCCGCACCGGACAGACGGACCGTTACGAGTTCCAGCTTTTCACCACGCGGGGACGTGGCAACGGCGCCACGTGGATAGAAGCGCCGCTGCTCGTGCCGCTGGCACGTTGGATAGCGCCGGATACGGGACTGGCCGAATGGTGCGTGGAGAAGATCGGGATGCTGACGGCGGGCCGGGTGCTCCGCAAGACTG